GTGGTAGCATTAGCAAGTGACCATGCTGTTGTTACTACCGCATCAACCTGGACTTCAATGTCGGTTGACTTTAAATATGGAAATGTGAATGAGTAATTGGTGGTGGAGCCATTACCTGTATACGATTGTTCTGTAACAGCCATAGTTTATTTATCGTGAGCCCCCATATTGAATGAGTTGTTTGTTATCTTTTATTTTTGTAGCATCTTTAATATTACCTTGTTTCATCATATGATTCATAAGACCTTGACTATATATAGTTTCAGCAATATCAGGTCTTTCTTCAAGTAACATTTGTTCTGCTCTTTTTTGTGCTTTTCTAAGTATATAATCAATTCTTCGGTGAATTGGTAAAAGTTCTTTTCTAATGAGTAAGTCTTTATTTTTATTTATAAAGTTATTAGATCTATATGCTTTTAATTCTTTTAATTCTTTATCAAATTCTTTAGAATTCATTAAAGCTTCAATCTCTTTATAAAGTTCCATTTCACCTATTTTTGTATAAATATATTCTCTTTCTTGTGCTGTATACTCATAAGCTCCAGTGGAATCTCTTCTAAGTCTACTTATACCATCATATTGAACTACGTCTCTTAACCATACTCTCCACGGTTCGTTAGTACCACTAATTTTAACAGGACTTATTGCATTTAATCCTCTTAATATAGGATTATCTATATCATTTAAAGGATTACCTGTCCATATATCAATTTGATTAGGTAATTCATTTTTAAATAAAGGTAATCTATTTGCTAAATATTCCCACATTTCACCTTCAATATCTTTCTGAGCACTATCAATTGCATTTGCAACTACACCTAAACCACCAGATAACGGTATTAAAGATCTACTTGTATTAGCAACTAGTCTATTCCAACCACTTAAATCACCATTAGTAGCAGCTATAAGTGGTTCAAATCCTTGAAATGGTGAATTATTTAAGAAACTAGCAGAAATAGTCCACATAAGTTTAGCTTGCCAATCTTCTATTAAAGGTTGATTAAGATCATTCATATAATAAGCTAAGTCACCCATTATACTTAATACTTGTTCAACACCTATCAAACCTTCATAAGAAACCCACTTACCACCTATATTAATAGTCTTAGGTTCATATCCAAATTGATCTCTTTCTTTTTTCCTACGTGATGCATTGTAATGACCATTACCTCTAAGATTACCAGCTAAAGCATATGACCATAAACTACCTACCATGATACTACTAAAAGCTATTCTACCTAAATATTCTGCTCTAAGATGTTCAAATAACATTTGAGCATTAGGTGTACTAGCCATATCAATACCATGTTCAGCTAAAGCTTCAGCTATATCATCAGCATTCCTAGCATATATAGTTTTACTATACTTATTAAATCCAGGTATAAGTGATAAAGGAGTCCAAGATGCAGATGCTTTAACCCAATTACTTTGTGTACGTGGGAACATAAACATAAACTTACTAATAGGATAAGCAGTTGTTCCTTTATTTAACCAATTAGCTAAACCATCATCTAAGTTAAGTTGAATTTCACCAGCTATAGCTCTTAATGCATCATCTTTAATAATACCTTCAGCATCAAAAAATTGTTTATAATTCTGTGCTTCAGCTACTAGAATAGATGATTTTTTAGCATAACCAAGTTCATTGAATACATCATCATAAGCCCTCATTCTAGACAACCAATGTGATAACATTGTAGAAGTATAAGCATCAGGGAATACCAATGCAGTCATTCCATAACGCATAGCTGGATGTCTAGATAATTTTCTCATATTATCTACTAAATCAAATTGAAGAGTCTTACCATAATTACCTTCTTTCGCCCAAGCATCTCTCATTTCTGTCATGATATCCCATTTAGCATCATTTTGAAATTGGAAATCTTTACGATAAGCTTTAATCATAGCATCAGGATCTTTATGAGCTTTTTTCATCATTTCAAAAGCATCATTTAAAGCTCTTCTATTTGTTTCTAAGATAGCTCCATTAGCATATATTGACATCTTCAAACCTTTCCAGTTATCCAATGGTCCAAGCATACCATGTCCTAAGAATGCAGTAATAGGTCTTGTTACTAATTGGAAGGTATTACCTAATCCAGCATTAAAAGCTGATAAACCAGATAATACATTATTCATAACGATAGCCCAAGTACTCTTAGCAAAGAGATTCATTTCTTTTGGATTAGGACTTTTTAATATACCACCTGGGGATACTTGTTGAGCAGCCCATTTATTAAGTTTAACTAATGAATCAACATCACCATTTGTATGTGCAAAAGCATCAACTAATGGACGTAAGAAATGTGGTTTTGTTTTCTTTAACTCTTGTAGTGTTTTAGTAAATCTTAAGTTTCTAGCATGGATAGCATTTTCTACATCAGTAAATTCTCTAGTAAGTTGTTCAATTACATCATCTAATTCTTTAGGGGGAACTTGATCAAACCAGTTTTTGTTTCTTAAACTCCAACCAGATAGATATTTATTAAGAGCATACTCATCTAATAAGAATTGCATCTTCTCAATAATGAGATCCATTACTCTAGCATTATCTATATAAGGACCACCTTTCTGTATTGTTTCAGCTAAGGTAGAAGACTCTCTTCCTAACGTGTCCATAACCCTTGCAGAGGCTTCTGAAACCTCTCTTCCGAGGAATCTATCAGTAAGGTCTCTTAGAGCGAATGCAGCGGCTCTTGCTTGCTCTTCATTAAATACTTCAACTTTGAACCGGCCTAATAAAAAGTTTTTGACATCTCTATTTTCTAGAAATAGTGCTTTTACATCATCTATATTCTCAGCAGCTATGATACTTGTGTATATATCCCAAGCAGCAGCATTCATCTGCTTAGAAGTATATCTAATACCATCTACAACAGCATTGAATCTACCAATATCTCTAGTTTCTTCAGCTACACCCATAACAGCATCACGAGAACGAGAACCAATCATAAGTCCTTTCTCTCTCATAGATTCTGTTATAATAGGAGCTGGATCACCTACAGAAGTACCATTTTTAATAGCAGTAGTATCTGCCATATTCCTAGCTACATTAGCTGGAGGTGGTACTGATCTAGCTTCTGATGCTTGATCTAAAAGACCAGGAGATATATCACCATCAATAGGTAAATCTAACTGTTCATATTCATCCAGATTACTTAGTTTACGTTTAGCAGCTGCATTAGCTTCCATACCAGATGTAACTTCTTTGTATTTTAAAGCTTGATCTAAATCACCATTTGCACCTAATCTTGCTTCAATAGACATTATCTCATCTATTATCTGTTTTTCAGTCTGTCTATTTAACTTCTTAGATGAGAGTAATGTATTAAGTTTTTGTAATTCAATCAAATCTTCATTACTTGAAATTTTAAGTAATTCAAGTTGTTTATATTTTCTAGCTGATTCATCAATAGGTTCAAGATAATCTAATGCTGTTTTACTAGCTGATCTAGAATCTAAAAAAACACCAAGAATTGTACCAAATGTACTAAGAACACTATTTTCCCAAAAATTCATTGCTTTTCTAGCAGCAGGACTTTGAGAATCTTTAGTTTTCCATGCTTCTGGTAAAGGTACTATACCTTTTGAACCAAATAAACCAGGTATTAAATCAGATACAACTCTAGCAGCATTATGATCTTCACTTGTATCACTAAGTAGTGTAACAGCTCCATCAGCTAATCCATACGCTCCTATTTCAACTAAAGCCTTTTGTAATCTAGGCATATTTTGTATAGCCTGATTCTGAGCTAATACAGAATGTGTTTTACCACCAGTATGGATAGCAGGTAATACAATAGAAAGTATCTGTCTTAGACCTTGATGGATTGGATTATCTAACTGAGTTGCTTGATCCCATCTATCATCAAGTTTATTATAACCTGGAATAACTGTACCTAGCGCATCATTTGTGAAGTCAGCATAAGCTAATCCTGGTACTGATAATGCCTGAAAGTTATTTTTCATAGATTCTAAAGGACGGTTAGCACCTGGATAAAATCCTGAGTTAGGACTAGATCCATTTGATTCCATCTTTAAACTTCTATACTGTTCATAAGGCATATTATGATATTTTAAATACCATTCATCTCTTAATTTTTTCCTTTGTTCTTTAAATTCTTCTGAAGTATAAGGAAAACCTAAACTCTTCCAAGATCTTTTTCTACCTAATAATCTCCAGTTATTATATTCATCTTTCATTAACTGTTCATTTTCAGGTATAGAAAGATCTACTGTACTATTACCTATAAAACTATTAAAGGCAGCTTTATAACTTTGAGGGTTATAGAATTGAGAATAGTAATCTGAACCACTTAATCTTTGTATATCACTAGCTTGAGGATACACAAAAGAACCACTATTTTCTGGTGGTATAACTTCTGGTTCAATAGGAGGTAGTCCTATAGCTTCTGGAGAAAACTCATATGCAATTTCTTGATTAGAATTTTCAATAATTTGTTCTTCATCATTCATTATTTACTACCTCTTATACGATTTTTGAATTCTTTAGGAGTAATGCCTAATTCCTTAGCACGGGCTTTAACTTGGTCTGGTGTTAGATTACCTAAGTTTGTATAATTTACGTCATATTGATAGCCATAAAAAGCATTATAAAGAGAGTCTGTATCTATATCTTTTACATAAGATATACCATCTGAATTAATAATAGATTCCCAATCAGTTACAAATTCGTTATCGACAGGTTGCTGCCATGCTATATTATTATGTTTAAAATAAGCTTCTTCCTTACTCATCCCTTGATTCACCTGTAAATCTACATTCCAACGCATAGGAGTTTTACCTGTTGTTTCTTTAACTTCATTTATAAGAGTTGAACCTTCCTGATTATTATCTTTAGTATCTGAAGAATTGTCAACATCAGATTTTTGTAGTGGAAAACTTACAAAATTATCATTAGCATCTTTAATGTTATAATTTTTAAAAAGTAAATCATATATTTCTTTCTTTGATTTACCAGTCACCCCACTATACCAGTTTACTTTTTTAGCTAATTCTGGAAAATTCTTTTCAATATTTAATTCAGCTTTATTTATTATTCTGTCTGCAATAGTTTTTACTGGTTTAGGTGCTACGAATCTAGCATCATATAATAAATTAAATAATGCATCTTCATTTTCTCCAAAATCTAGTTTTCCTTCAGTTTCTCCTGGTACTGCAAATACTTGAGCTAAACTATTTAAGTCTTCTATAGTCCAACTTTCATAATTAGTGCTATGTAATATTTTTAATGCTTGTGCGTCATCTATAGTAGGATTTCCTAGATCCAATCCTAAATCTTTTGCATGTAGTACAGCTTCTACAGGACTAATTAAATAGGTATTTACCATATTATATTTCTTCTCATTATCACCCATAAAGTTATAATAATACTTACCTTTTTTTGCATTACCTGGTCTACGAGCTACTTTATAAATACCACTAGCACCAAGTCCACTACCTTTATCGAATTCTTTTTGTTCAAGCTCAATAGCTTTTTCAACAGTTAAATTGGGATCATTCTTTAATGCTTGTATTACTCTTGCCGTAAAGAAATCTCTTGCATCTTTCCCACTAGGTGTAAGTATTGTTGAACCTTCATAATCTGATGTACCATCACCACCTACAATAAGAGAAATATTTTTACTAAGTTTCTTATGACCACCATATTCAGTTACTTGTCTATGTACACGTAAGCTATTTTGAAGTGCTTTCTTAGCTTTACCTTCACCTAAACCATTAATCAACCTGACCATTTGATATTCATCACCCTCAGATTCAGCTGTTTTGAATGCTTTATATAAATCTAAGTTTTGTATATCTTTATGATTATAACCATATAATGCGTATAAATTTTCTCTACTTGTTTCATCTATAGGTAGTCTAGATATTTCATCCCATTTTTTAAATAAGAATTCCTGACTAGTTACGTCTACCTTATTGTCAATAAGTTTTTGTTTGTTTGCTTGTTCCTGAGTATATGCTATATTACCATCTGTTTTTCTCTTTAGATCATTTGCTTTAACTTTATTGTCCAGCATTTTATCAATATACCCCATTACTTCCTTTTCATACCTTGGACCTAACTTAGTCCTCCAAGTAACGCCACCGACCCAATCTGGTAAAACCACTCCTGGAGCACTTATATCTTGATCTGTAGTCCACTCAAGTATTTCACCAGGAATAACCATATTACCAAAGAATTCTTCATATTCTGCTCTACTATTAAAATATGGAAGATTTCTATCAGCTAAGTATTTGAATGCTGTAATACCAGAATCTGCTTTACTTAATCTTTGTTGAGCATTATTAGGATTAAGAACTTTTCCATCCTTAATATAATACCCATTCTCAATAGTCCAAACTAAATCATTTAAAGCTAAATTCTTTTCACTCTGAGTAGAATTAGGATTAGCTAAAATTGTTTCTAGTATGTCTAAACTCTGTTCTATTGCTTTTGAAGTTTCTCCAGCTTTCCTTTCATCAGCTTTATGATTAGCATCTAAAAGACCTATCTTTCTAAACTCTAAAATAAGCTCTTTACCAGCTGAAGAAGTAGGTGATATACCAAATTCATTTAATAATGCTCTAGCACCGAAGTCCATGACTTCCATGGCATTATTTTCTTGATATTTATACGTCTCACCATTATCCTTATTCCAGCTTTCTATAATAAGATTTTTATAAAGTGTCTTATTTTCTCTAACTAATTTAAATAATTTCCTTTGAGCCCAATAACTACTAAGTTTTAAACCACTTTTATCATGTGTTCTAGCTAATTCAACATGTCCATTTTGAGAAAGCTTTTCTTTTTGGTCAAGATTTTCCTTACTAAGTGTAAAATTTAATTTCTGTTGAGGAAGAGCAGTATTATCAATTCTTTCTTGTACATCTTCTCTTTCCCATTCTATCATACCATGTAACATATCTCCAAATCTAAGACCACCTTCAACAAAAGCTTTAGCAGCTTTAGCCATCTTAGGACTTAAATCTTTCCAATATTCATACTCACCTTGTTTTAGCTTAATTTCTTGATTAAGTCTTTCAAGATCAGTTTTATTACGTGTAGTGATAGCGTCTACTTTATGTTGTCTTTTATCACTCTTAAACTGTTGGATTTCTTTTAAATTTCTCCACTCAGCCGTAGCAGTACTTTCAAAACCAGAAATGAAATTTTGAGACTCAAAAGCTTTTTCTCTTTGAGTTTGCTTTAATTGTTCAGTAACTCTAGTTGTTGCAGCTTCTTGTTGACTAACTCCGATCCGTAGACCATCAGCTAAGTTTTTAAAGCGTGTCGATCTACGACCACGCTTGTATCTTGGTTTACTCATAATTAATTATTTAAGCGGTAGCAAATCCTATCGCAGCTTGTCCTACAGTACCTGCTATACTTGTAATAGTATTACCCCATGCCATATTAGCAGCAGCAGATGGTGAAGCCATAGCTCCCATTATCGGCTCTGGTCCGAAGTCATAAGGTTGTAATGCTCTAGGTAAAGAAACATCAGCAATTGGTATTGGTCTCGGTTTAACTGGTAGTGGTATTTCACCTGGTTTTAACATTTTAGCTGCATAAGCTGTTAAATCAGCTGAAGTTTTATCTCTTATAATTTCTTCTAATGCATATTTAGTATCTGTACTAGCACTATCTAAAGTTGCATTTAACATTGCCATCTGTCTACCATGATCAGCTAATGAAGATTGAGCAGCTTTAGCTATACTTCTACCTGAAGCTCCCATTGCTCTCAATTTACCTTCATTTTGAATATGTTCTATATAAGAATCAATTTTCTGAAATCTTTGTTCATCTTCTATCTCTTGTAATTGACTAATTTCACTATCCATAGCAGCCTTAGCTGATATGTCATTCATGTCAATAGTCTGAGTATAGATATCTTCAGAACGTTTGAAAGCTAGTTCATTTCCTAACTGTTGATTATTTCTTATTAATAAATCATATTGGTATTTATCTGCAGCTGCAGCATCTTTATATATTCTTGATTTATTTTCATTACTAGCAGAAACTAATATACGTTGAATTGTTTCATCACGTTGGGCTTGAAGCTGACGCTTCTTCATGCCCCACATATCTAGGTTATATTGGTACTGTGTATGTGCATATTGGTTCTGTAGTTCTGCTTGTTCTTTAGCAGCACCAGCAGCCATCTGACCACCATATAGACTACCTCCAACTGAGGCACCTAGACCAGCTCCAACTAAAGCTCCTGTAGTGGCAGAAAAAGCAGTAGCCCCAAAGACACCTGCTCCTGCGGCACCTCCTAATCCAGCTCCTAATGCTCCTATTCCGAGTATTGGTAATATCATATGTTAAGCCCTCCTATAAAATCTTGGTGAGTAATGTCCTTCCCACATCATTGAGTTTATAGACACAGGGAATGGTGAGTCATTAAACACTCTTAATTGGAAGTTATCTGTTCTTTGATGTATTGGTATCTGTACAACTGACTGATCTTTAATAGCAATATCATTACCTAAGTATGTATCAGCTATAGTTGTCGGATTTAAGTTATACCATTCATCAAGATATATTAATATTTTTACATTGTTTGCTGGTGCAGAACTGAATGTAATTTGTTTATCAGCAGTAACAGTAAATGCTGTACTTACAACTCCATCTAACTGAACTTTAATCTGATCATCATCAACATAATTGAAGTCTTCATCAGTCCAGTTATATACAGTTGTAGATCCATCTCCAGTATATTCTTTCTTACCTTGTCTTATACCTGTAGACTTAAGTTTAAATCCACATACACCAGATAGACCTAAAGCAAACTTCATTCTATTAACAGTTAAATTTGCTGTAAAGTCAGTTATCTCTTGATTATTATCTGGTCTAAAGTAAGTTTTAGGTAATACAATATCATAATCATATTTCCATCCTACAACTACATCAGCAGCTACACTTGTTAAATCTTTTCTAAGTACTTTAAAGTAAGTACTACCAGTTCTTAAGTAATCCCATCTAGCACCACCATCTGTTATATTAGATCCTGTACCTGTAGGTCCACCTGAACCTGCAGAAGTACCTGCAGTATCACATGTATATACTTTATCACTATCATTAACAACAACATCTCCTACTGTATAAGCAGTGCTTGCAGCCCAATTAGTATCGGTAGCTACTGTAGGTGTTGTAGTAAATCCAGATTCAATGAACTGTCCTGTAGCTGTTGTACCTTTAATTACTATAACAGGAGTTAATCCAGTTACATTATTCCAAGGTATATAGCATTTAGTAAAATCTTCACTTGCTCTAAATGTTACATTAGGTGATTCTTTATATAAATCCATACAAGGATTAATTCTAGATCCATCATTATTAACAATGATAGCATCACTAGGACTCTGACTTAAACTAGCTTGAGATAAAGTAAATTGAGTACCTTGTTTAGTAACTGCAAAGAAATCATCTGAGTCAACAGCAATAGTCTGTACAGTTCCTGGTAGTTCCCAGTTAAACCAAGCTTCAACAAGTGTTTCTTTACCATCACTATAAGTTCTATAAAAATATATAAATCTAGATGATTGATCTGACATTGCTATGAACTTATTTTGAGGACTAGCAATTAATGTATCAACTGAATCTGGAACCCACTCATTAACAACTCTACCAATATCTAAAATCTTAGGGTTTTCATCTTGACCAAAGGTTTGCATACTAAAGGTACGTGTATAACTAGGTGTTTTACTTACAAACTGTATTACACCACCCATGTCTACAGGAGTTATATCTGTTTCCATGTCATAACTAGATATAACACGAATATTAGTAGTTGTTGGTGTAAGAACCCCATCAGCAGCAGACATCATAAACTGTTGATCCTTACTAAATAAGAGTAAACCCTGAGTAGTAGGTAAAACAGAATATAAAGTAGCAGGTTTAATAGTAGAAGCTCTTAAATCTATAGGATCAGCAGCTGTTACTGTCTGTGCTGATGTATGATAGAAGTTAAAGAAATCTTGAGATTGACTCATTGATACATTATCATCAGATAAGAAACCGAGTCTACTATTAAAATAGAAACCTGATTGTATCTTAGCTCCTACAAAACTAGGATGACTATTTGTTGTATCATCTCCTACAGTTCTTGCTGTCCAACTAACTTGCCTAAATGTAAATGTATTTAGAGAAGTATTTACAAGTTCATGAGGCATTGTAGCTGGATTTAAACCTGTAGACTTAGATGGATCTTTACCTTCTCCCCAGTGACCTGGACCAGATGTACCATTATCAGCTATAAACTTAGCAAAGTATGTATCATTAGTCGAGTTAGTATTCATAACTTTGACTAGATGATCATTGAATGATTGCTCTGGTAATTGTGCTACGTTATCTACTTGATCTTGAAATACATATATAGCATCTCCTCCTTGACCACCACTAGCAGATATAGTTATAGCAGAATTACTATCTGATAAATGTAGTGTTTCTCTATATTTAGTTGTTGTTAATCCAGATATACTTAAAGCATCAATAGAACTTTCAAGTGCAGTTAATATAGAATCATATGTACCACTAGCATTACTAGTATGTGTGATTGTATTCCCATCAACTATAACTGTATAAGTATTACTAACTGGTGATCCGCTTAGTACGAGTGTAGCTTTTCTATTAGCATTGAATGTAGGATCTGCATTCTTTGCTACAGTAATTAAATTGTTTGTTATAATAGATGTATCTTGTACAGTAAGGACATCATAGTTTAAACGAGACCCTGTTAAATAATCATAGTCTGAACTATTTTCATTTACAGTACATGCTGTACCATCTACATTCCATATAGCTATAGTCCCATGAGGACCAGCATCTGGTTTAGGTGTAATACATCCTATATATTTTTCAGTTTTAGTTCTAGCTATATAGAACCATTTTGAATCATCATATGTAGTTCCAGTACCTAAATTAGCAATCCATTTAAAACCAGGTCTTTTAGTAAGTCCAAATGTAGGATCTGGATAACCGTTAAGACATTCTTTAACTTGACCTGGTAATTTTTTATCATCTGCTTGTCTAGATACTCCACCGAGATAATTATCTATTCTTTGACTGATTGCTGGCATTATCTTTGAAGTGCTTGATAGGGCTTGTAGCTGTTGTAATAATTTGTTCTATCGTATGGGTGTCCGAATATTGAGTATTGACCTTGTTGTGTTTCATATTCTAGAGCAGTAGATCTAGCAAAAGCTTCTTGTTGTTGTAACATCTCATACTGTCTAGAATCACCTATTATTCTTTGAGATGTTAAACTAGCAGCTCTAGCTACAATAAAGTTCTGTATGGGTTCAGGTAAATCTACCCAATCAAATTCCCATATAACATCACACTCTACAGTAGAATGATCTGGCCATTTATATCTATGATGTGCTCTATCATATAACTTACCGTCTCTTCTTACAGCATCATAATCTATGTTCTCTGCATTTTCAGTAAGTTTTATTTGTAATATATTACTTGGTATATCTATTTCATTACGAGCAACACCATCAACAAGGTCAGCAGACGGTGTAAATTCATAATGAGTTTCTCTATTGAAGGTCCATCCTTCAGCTTGTATCTCCCTGTTTACCTGTAGTAACGTGTCGTATGCTATCGCAACGTCAGGGTTGGTAGTGTCTAACGTGGTTACAGGTGCCTGACCACAGGACGACAGTATTTGATTTATGGCAGGTAATTCTACAGTGGCGTTAGTGGTTGGAAAAGGCATAATATTAATTAGTTAGGGTGGGGAGCCGAAGCCCCCCGTATATAAGGTTTAGAATGCAGCAGGTGCAGTTCCAGTACCAGCGTATAGCTCAACAGAAGCAGCTGGATTTAGATAGTCGGCTCCCATAGCGAG